TCACTTATTTTTGATATAAGTTTGAGGTCAAAAAGAGAAAACCCCAGTAAAAAACATTACTGTTTTACTGAGGTCTCCCTTGCTCGATTGTTGTTCTCTTTTAATATAGCAAATTTTGATGGCAAAATCAAGATAAATGATTACCACAGCGAATACACTCATGATCATATCCGCCGCCCTGATACTGTCCGCAATATTGACAATTATGGCAGTGCTTGCAAATAATTATTGGCGTTTCACTTGTGATGCCGCACCACACACATTGATACGTCGCACACACCTTTGACTTGTGCTCAATCTGCCTGCCGGTCATGATCACTTCGCCCATCTCCGCCATAGCATTCTTTTTCAGCCGCTTCTGGCTCGGGCGTGGCGGTTCTACCGTATTCCCCGTGTAGTATAAACCATGTCCACTTTCCATAATCTTACCTTTCCGTGTAGCATTCCATTGCTACCAACGTTGCCACATCCAAACTCCAACTTCAGTGTTTTTGCGCCGTTCACTTCTGTTGGTTTGCCCTTTGCTAATCCAAATAGTTCCAGTTCATTTGAAAAATCATACTTTACACTAGCAGTATCGCCCTCCAGCCCAGCATTAAACACCTTGCGTCCGCCGCTACCGCCTATCCAACCAATTTTACGCAGCTCTGGCGGCGTAGTGTTCTCCGTCATTTGCCCCACCAGTTGTTCAATTTTATCAAAACCAATCGCCAGATAAACAAACAGGTTTTTTATCTCTATCAAATCCTTTGGTAAAAACACCACCAGCGTATGTGCCTCCAGCCATCTGCACTGCGCATCCGCCAGCGACACGGTCTTACACTGGTAAGGATATTCCTGATTTCTACTGCCGATCATAAGCGTGCCTCGTAATCATATACCTTAGTTCGCATAGCTTCATACTCAGGACTATTGTTTAGCAGCTTATCTCCCAGCGGTGCCTTGCCGGTATTCAGCATATCGATAATTACATATATTTTGCCGTTGTAGCCAACATCTGTTGGTTGCGGTAGCATAGTCTCGTCAGCTACCAGCGTCTTGCCAATGCCGGCTCCAGCTGCTACATCGGTATTGCTTTTAACCGCCGAATAATCCACCGCGTCGCCAACGGGTGCTTTCGCTGATAATAATATCCTGTAAGGTTGAGAGGTGTTCGTAGTGACGCCAGCTTTTGGATCGATATAGCGGTCAAACAGTTCAAAGTTATCATTGACGATTTCCAGCTTGGTGTTTAAGACTGCCAACTTATGAGCTTCCACCGCCCACCATAAATATCTAAAAGGTGCGCCGCCTTTATTACCAGCACTACCGCCCATGCCAGGCATGCCAGTTACATAAATATAATCCTTGCCTTTTATTTGCCCAGTTCGATAGCCCTTCTCTTGCCTATCGCCAATCATACCAATATCTCCGTTCCCAGTAGCAAATTTAACCGCTCCAGCTTAAAGCTTTGAGGCGGCACATCGAACGCCAGCACCAGCGCCATCAGTTCGCTCTCGCGCGTCCTCTCAGGAATGACTGGCTTCATATTAAGTCCGCCAATCCGAATCCTGCCGTTCTCCGCCTTAATTGAATCGCTCTTACCATACAGTCTATGCCACATCTCGTCAATCTGATCACTTGACAATGCCACTGGCGTTAAACCATCAACTGGTGCGAAGACCGCACGCACGCCATTATTACCAGCCACTACGCACCACAAATCCAAATAAGCCTCAACTATCTGCGCATAGTGGGGCATGAGCATGCGTATATATAGCGTTGCCGACGATTGATTGCCTAGCGCTACATACTTGGCAACGTCGCCAGATCGGAATCCTTCCGCCTTGTCTTCCGCGCCGACAGACAGGTCGCGCTCAGTCGCATCGTAGTAGCAGTGCCCGACGATTGAACCGCGAACTGGCACGACCTGCCTCAGCATTTTTATTTCTCCTTAAGCAGCTTTATAATCGCACTAATCACAGGCATTAAACGGCTGATTCCCGCAGCTATTGCCGCCGAACCGCTTGAGAATATGAGAGACCCCGTCAATGCATCTAGGCTTCTCATGAACTCAGTGAACTGCGGTACACCGTACAAACCAGTAAACGTTATCATCGTTCCTAAGAATCCCTGTAAAAGAGTTCTCATAGCTCGTCCATTTTTAGTTTCTGTACTGAATAATAATTTAATCTTTTCCATATTTCCTCCTATTATTTTTCCTCAGTGCCATATACGCCGCGAGCTTCACGCTCAGCCTTACGGTTAGCTAGCCACATGATAGCTTCCTCAATCTTCGTGAGTGCCACGCTGTTTTCGCGGCATGGTAATTCTCGGTTATAACTTGCCAGCTTTGCGTAGGCGACAGTCAGTAAATCTTCGATAGATACGCCATCGCGTTTGCCTTCGCTGCTCTCAAATATAATCTTCAACACCTCTTTATCATTTATGCCTTGTGAATATTCGTCAGCTGGCACGCCGCACCTAAGAGTGTTGTGTAATTCGTTTAGTGCATTATAGTTTGATTTATTCATGGTTTCTCTCCATTATTTATTAAAGTTTTTGAACAAATTGGTTAAAAATTCGATGATTTTATTGACGATTGCCTCCAGCGCCGACACTCGCTTTTCTAGGCTGTCGATTGGTTTATCGCTCAGGTACAGCTTATCGATTGCCAGCGTGCCGCCATCCAGTACCATCAAGTCATCATCAACCAATTTCGTAACGTGAGTAACGCGAACCTTTGTTCCCATTGGTAATTTCTTTGCCAATTTACCAGTAGTTAGGTCAGTAACTTCGCACTCTGAACGTGTCCAGAAATCTTGGTCGGCAATATCCTTCAGATTCTTTTGCCATGCCGGCTTATCCTTATTTGGATCAGCTGGTGCTACTAATTCTGTCGCTACAATACCGAACGGTTTATTGTTCTTAACTGCGTACTGCGATAGGTAGTATTTCTTGCCCTGCACCACTGTCTCCTTAGCAATATCGATAACAGTGCCTTTAGGAATCACATTACCAAACGCTTCCATGGTTACCATATTGACGACACGCAGTCCTGCGGCTGGTGCGACAACCAGTTTTACATCTTCAATGTCTCTCAAATTACGCACCCACTCGCTTCGTTTCAGCTCTTCCGCTTGGCGAGCCAGCTCTGCACGGCGTTGGTGCGCCTCCTGAGAATTATTTACATCAGCACGAATTTGGTCGATTGACCATCCCTTAGCAGCTTGTGCCAAATAGTGCCGCAATCCTTCTGGGTCAACTTCACGCCCCAAAATCGAGCGGAACACTTCGCGGATCTGCGTCTCGTTGACTGTCGGACGCGAACCGCCGCCAGCGTGATAGCGGTCAGCGATTGCACGGATACGGTTCTTGTCGATTGGTGAGCAACTAGTGTTGAACCATTCTTTATGCACATAAATATTTAGGCGGCGGCCGTAGGCTTTCTCCATATCGTAGTGGAACTCGCCCATCGTCTCATAATCACCATCGCTAAGGCGTGTATTACATTCATAACCGACCGTTGTAGCGTTACCTCTAGCGTTACCGGCGTGCCAAGCAGCGTTTACCGCGTCAACAATCCACGCCACCCTGCCAGCCTCGCCGACAGTATGCGCTGAGGTATTACCATTAGCGCGGCATAGATAATTCACTATCGACATAAAGTCTGAATTACTACCCCACCAATGGTACGTTACGCCCTCTACGGCTCGTGCCATGCCATACACTGCCGGTACTTGGCTTCCAGGCGTATAGTTCGGCGAGTTAAATTGTGTTAATTCTTGGTATGCCATCTTATTCCTCCTTTAATTGCCCTAACATACTCATTTCGCTATCCTATCAATGATTACCATTTTCAGTATTGCCCCAGCCACAGCGGCAATGATGAACCAAACTATCCTTGCTTGGTTATCCTCTAGTTTGTCTAGCCTATCTTCATGATTTCCTACGTCTTTTTCTAGCTTCACTAGCCGCTCTACTACCACCGTCAGATCCAGTCTGTCAATCTTTGCACTGATTGATTCTATCTGGTTTCTGATGTTTTGTATGTCGGCGTCCATCTTTCCTAGTTTCTGCCACAGCTCTGCTTCGTTAGTATTATTTGCCGCTGCCATGCTTTGTCAGTCTCCTTTCTCTCACCCTCAGGCCGCAACCAAATAAAAATATGCGTCCTGAAACGCATATACTTACCTACATTATACCACGGTTTTACCGTAAACATAATGCATTTGCGATGGTTCTATACAACCACAACATTTCGATTGGCAAGACTTTGTCCGGTCAAAACAGGATGGCACCGACCAACCAGCTGGCGCTGCATTTATTCAATACGGACGAGCTAGGCTCAATGCCGCCAGTGGCATTGAAGCGGCGGGGCTGGTAACATTTCCAAGACAGTTCAAAGCTGGCGCTATCCCTGCTGTAATTAGCACATTCAACGGTTATACTTCACCTGGCGAAAGCTGGACAGACACACTGAACTCCAGCTGGGCGGCAATAACAGTAGCGGCCGTTGATGTCTCAAATGTATCGTTCGCTCCGCGTATTCGTCGGCTAGATGGTGCAACACTTGGCGGTGCGTATTATTTTAGCTGGATGGCAATTGGGGTAGTTTAACTAGCTACTTTTTGTATATTCTACCCACAATTCAAACTTAGCACCATTCCGCGGCGATGGCGAGCGTGTTGCGAAAAATATGCCGTCAGGTGTTTTCATAACTGAACTAAAACCAGTGATAGATGCATTTCCGTCCATCCGTACTCCTGGAATCGCAACTTTAAGCGTATTTGCCGAGTCTTCGCAAAAATAACCACCGCATGCTATGACATTGTCAACATCTTCGTTAAATGTTTGCGAATGTCGAGTTCCAGCTCCAGCAATTATATTGCCAGAAAACGTTTTTCTATAGATATACTTATCATCAATCCATTTTTTACCAGTATTAGATTCATTTGTTGAGTAGTCGCGAAAGTCTAGCGATAAACTCTGTGGTTGTATAGAACCATCGCCTATACCTGTTCCATCATGAAAACTAGCGTCATTTGCCGCTAAAAGATTCATTTTTGCGGCCGTTAAAATTTCGCCCGGCACAAAGTTTAAGTTAACATACGCCATACTATCTCACCCTTTCTACTTGAAATGTCTCAAATCGCTCAATAATCATACCTTTGTCACTGTACTTCAGTTCGTAATCTGCCTGCTCTTTATTGGCACTTTGTTTTAGTGCCACTTCGCTTTCTAATTGTGCCCGCTCAAATGGGCTCATAGCAAACGAATTCACCAGCTCTGCTGGACTAGCCTCGCCTGGCTGCACTGGGTTTATCGTTCCTCGCTCAAATTTAGATAGCCGTGTATCGTTACCAGTTAACGCTTCGTAGCCGATCATCGGAAACCCTTCAGGTGTTTTATCTAGCCTCTCGCGGGTCGTCAGAAATAGCCCCTGGTAGTCATAAATATCACGGTTGCCGCCTCGTCGCGGTGCGGTAATCGCTGAAAAGCCTTGAATTATCTTTGCCGGAAAACACTCAACCGCGACCACCAGATTAGTTTTCAGGCACCTCACAAAGTACACCTGGCTGTAATGCTGAGCATAAAAATCCGCCATCTTTTCCAGTTCAGCTTGGTCTTGCGTTTGCTTGGCTATCTCGCTATCCATTATTTCCTCCAATAAAAATACGACCGCCGCTCTGGTTGGTCGTATATACTGCTTACATTATACCACACTTAGTACTTAGTTTGCCAGCACATCTCCGCCATCCAGCGTTGATCTATCTAGCTCAAACACGCTAACTTTTGGACGCTCCTCCACCTCCAAACTCTGCCGGAAGTTAGCATTCACGCCACCCGCCAGCTCGTAACTGGTAATAAAACAGTTAAAACTATCCGCCAGCTCATCAATCTGCAAGTCCACCGTGTCGCCAATTTGCAAATACGGCACAAAAAAGTTATCAAGCTTGAATTGTCTGTTCGGATTTGAGTACAATGTCACGATATTGTTAGCAATCGCTCTCGCGCCGCCAACATCCTGCACCAGGTTATTTTCAATCTTCAGAATCTCCGCGCCAACGCCAGTTGACGTGTCAGGATTGACGCCATATTGCTCGATACTCGGCTCACTCACGGCGTTTTCGGTAATCACCTGCGTTACCTTTGCCGGAACGCCCCACAGCTGGATGCGGTTAATGTAGCCGTCCACGCTTGAATTATTGCGGAAGGTCATTTTATAAGTGCTGCCGAAGTTGTATACCGACACCAGCTGCACGCTGATCGCGCCGCCAGTTCCGTCAGAACTCCGTGTACCAGAATACATCGACGTACCCGAATTACTACTTGCGTGAATTGGTCTGTCTACGCTTACAGCGTAAAAGTCCCCGACATTATCCTGAAATTCGGCGAAAATGTCGATAGTCTTACCAGCTCTTATTTTCGTTTGCTCGCTTCCCTGCTCCAGCTCCCACAGTTTCTGAAACGCCTGTACTTTGAATGGCTTTGCTACCACCTGTGCCGAGTTTATTACTGGCGTTGACTTAATCTGCAAGTTAGTCAGATTAGAATAACTGAATGTATGGGCTGTCGGTTGCGTCTTCGCCAGGTGCGTCCTATTCCAAAAGCGAATTATGCCCTGCTCGTCAACAAACACCAGCGCTGCTTCCGCCTCTGCTAGCTCTTTCAATAAATCAGTCACGCTCTTGTCTTTTGGCGATAAGTAGCCAATTGCCACCTGCTGAGACCTGTCGATTTCGAACTGGTCGGCGCTAAATCCCTGCTCAATCAGTAAATCTCGCACAATTTCGTGCGCAAACTTGCCTACAAACGCCGGCAAATTGGAATATTTTGTGTCCAAGTAGGTGATTGCGTCAAATGCCGTCAGCTCCACTGTCTGCTCGACAATATTCACTGTCGGTGTGCCCACAAAGCCCACAAAGTTCGTGATCATCTCGCCGTCATATCCAGTTAATATCTTTATTGGTCGCCCCGCCTTGATAAATTTGCCAATCACTGGGTCTTTTTCTGGCAAGAACCGCCCCGTCGTATTATTCAGCGTGATTGTCGCCTGAGCTGTAACTACACCCCATGAATAACTGCTCACCTTTTTACTGATTTTGAAATTCTTAACGTAGCGGCTTTCGTCTGTGTATACATATTTGTCGAAAAACGTCACCACATCGCCTGATCCTTTTAGAAAGTCTCCGCCATCCAGCGCTGAAGAATCCAAATTAAAGAACCGCGTAGTAGGATTTATTTGCTTACTCCATCCCAGCATCACCGCGAAGTCGGTTTGTTTACGCGGTGCGTTGACCTTGCTGATGAAATTAGCCGAAACCGCCTGCATTTACACCTCCCGAATTGTTACGGTTAGGCTCGTCATCAAGCTGCCGCCGCGAATATACTCGTCGGTGTCGCAATCTGTCATAATCCCGTCGAACTGAAGCACGCCGTATTTTGATTGGTCGTTATAAAACCTCACCGTGCCAGTGGCATTAAAGATATCCTCAAAGAATCGAAACTGCACTGGCGTTACTGCCGTAAATGTCATTTTGGCACGCTTTTTGGATGGAAAGCTATGCCTTTCAATACTGCCATTGATTGAAAGGTTGTCAGTCTTTACCACCACTGGCGAATCATCGTAGCCGCTTGGATAAATTGGTATTTCTTGACCGTTTAATCGTATCATCGGAGCGCTCCTAACTGATCAAGCCGTAGTCCCTGCGCTTTCAATGCTCGATTGATTTGCTTTGCGATACTTACTGCATCCTCCTCGCTAAATTTCTCGTCTCTAGTGGTCACATTCACGGTGATATTGACATCTCGTGAGCCAACACCATCGCTTCGTCTATTGATTTGCGCTACCAAGCTCGCCATCTTACTTTCTGGCACGACCCACTCATTCTGCCCGCCGTCACCAGCATAAATAATCGAACCGCCGCCCTGCGGAGTAACGATACCACCGGTCGCCATTCGCGGAATATGTAAGCTTGGAATATTACCAATGTGTACGCCTGGAATCTTATTGATAAGTCCAATTGCACCGTTAATCATGCCGATGAACCCGTTTGCCATCCTCTCGACCATGCTTAGTGCGCCATTAACTGCACCCCTGACCGCACCGCCAATAGCATTACCAACGAAGCTGCCCAGCCTTCCGAACATCCCAGTGATAGTATTCCACACGCCGCCGAAGAATCCTGCTAGCCCGCCAAATATGCCAGTAATCGCGTTCCACGCTCCGCGGAAAATACTGCCAAACCATCCCGCCACGCCAGCAAACACACCGACGATACCGTTCCACACGCCGCCAAACCAGCCAGCTGCCGCATTCCACACGCTCACGATAATGTTCCATGCGCTGGCAAATATTCCACCAAACCAGCCCACAACAGCCGAGAATATTATCACAATGCCATTCCAGACATTGGCAAAGAATCCTACCACAGCATTCCACACCGCTACGATAGCGTTCCATGCGCCCTGGAATAGTCCGGAGAAGAATCCGACCACCGCATTAAACGCAGCAACAATTCCGTTCCATGCACCCTGCGCAGCAGCCACCACGCCGTTCCAAAAATCCGTCAGCCATTTCTTAACCGTATCCCAGTTGGCGATAATTAGCGCCACCACGCCAGCAACAATAGCCACAATAGCACCAATCGGACCCATCGCCATTAGCCAGGAGGCGGCAATCCTAGCACCAGCCACTAACGCTTGTACTCCCATCATCACAAACGTCGCTACCGCCTTTGCGCCCATCACTACCGCACCAGCCGTCCATTTGCCGAAAGCTATAGCCCCTTGCACACCCATAATCCCAGCGTGAATTACAGCCTTGCCACTCATCAGCACAAAGTTTTTTATAGCTCCAGCGCTAGCGATAGCCGCATTCTTGATCCATGAACCAAAAGCTATAGCTCCCTGAATTGCCATCTTACTAGCGTTGACTGTCGCTGAAACAACAGTCTTTGCCAAGCTCTTGGCTATTTCAGCCGCCATTCCTGCACCCTTAACTGCTGCATTTTTTGCCATCACGGCAAATGACTTCGCCGCTTCAATGCCAATCTGTACTAATTTTGGCAATACAATCGTTCCGATGATAATACCCAGATTTATCAGTAGCGTTTTATTGTCGTTAATCCATTTCGTGATAGCATTAAACACATCACTAGCAATCTTTTTTGCCTCTTCGAACTTTGTAATAAACCAGTCTGCCACAGCCTGCCCAAAATCACTCACAGCTTTCTTAGCATCATCAAAGAACTTACCGACACTCTCGGCGATACTCTTAACAGTGTTGCCGGCGCTTTCTAAAAAGCCCTTGATACTATTTATGGAATCGTTCCAGGTGTTTTTAATCCATTCAGCAGCCTTGCCGAAAATGTTGAATTTCATCTGGAGGAATACGAGAGCCGAAACTACGGCTGCGATAGCAACCGCCCATAACATCATTGGATTGCCAGTTAGCGCAACGCTCAGTATCTTAAAAGCACCGGCCGTACCCTCTATTCCTTTTTTGTATTCATGAACCTGCTTAATCGCACCAGTTATGCCCGACCCAACCTTCATAATCGCCCAAGCACTTGCCAAAGATGTTAGTGCCGGGACTAGGTTGTTTATGATCGTATCCGCAACCTTCTGCACTGTATCCTTATTCTCTTCCAGCCAATTTGTCGCATCCTCTACAGCTTTGCTGATTTTGTCGAACACGCCGCCAGCTTTGACTTGCCCAGTCGCTGCATCCACGCCGACAATTTTCATGCCTACGTTGGTAATTGTCTCCAGTAGGTTGCTCATGCGACCGTTAAATGTGCGAGACTGCTTAATTGCACCCTGAAAAGCCATACCACCCTCAGCACTCGCCATCTGGAGCGCCTTACGTAGCACGTCAGCCGTAACCTTACCCTTCGACAGGTCATCGCCAAAGGTTTTAATGGAGTGTCCCGCACCCATCGCTGCGATGATGTATTTTTTGAAACCACCAGCGCCTTGGTTGATGATCTGATACCAGTCTTGCGTCATCATTTTGCCAGTACCAATTGCCTGCGTAATTGGCAGCGCCAAGCCCTGCAAATCCGCACCTGTTGCACCCGCTAAGTCGCCCAAGTTTCGCATCCAGCCCATCAAATCCTGGACTGCCACGCCGTTTGCCAGAAACATTTTGGCGGTCGCCTGGATGGATTTATTGTCAAACGCCGTCTCTTTCCCGTACTGATACAGTGTCTTCATGACGACATTCGTCGATTCTACTGATCCTGTCAGCGATTCAAATGACGATCGCAGTGACTGCAATTCAGATGCACTTTTTACAAACGACATCAATCCAAAGCTACCGCCCACCGCTACCGCAGCGACGCGCTTCAGGGTCGATTCAATGAATCCGCCCGCTTGGCTAAACGCATCCTTCAAATTAGCAGCATTGCCGACTAGTTTCTTGCCTACATTGCTGCTAAAATTTTTAACGCTCGCCTGAGCAGTCTTCAAGGCAGTCTGCAAGGCTGATACGTTTGCTCGAATTGTCAGAGTGAGTGTGCTGTTATTCATCTTCCGCCTTCTTTTCCTAGCGGACGAAAAACAACAAAAAATGCGGCTCAAAGTCCGCATATATTACCCATATTATATCACATCGTGGTATAATCCCTCCATAAGGAAAGGAAAAACAAACTGCCACCATGTTTAATCTATTTAAGAAGAAAGAAAAACTACCGCTACTCGCCAGTGGCGAATATAACGGGACATACAATCCCATAAAAGATAGTGTTTTGTCAGCTGAGTTGGCATTCGATCACAATGGCGTTACTTTCTCGTTTGATAAAGGCATCAAAAAAGATATTGTGCGGAGTTTTGATTGGTCAGAAGTCGAGGGTTTCGACTTCAATTCAAAGAAAGAAGATAAAACCGTTGTTTTTCGTACAATATTGTATTTGAAGGACGGGCAAGTCACTCTAGTTAAACCAATTGAAGAAAGCAACGTTCAGTACGGTATTATCACCACGCTAGAACCTCACTATAAGAAAATACGCGAGTTCGTGGCTAGCAAACTTGGTGCCACTGCTTAGTAGTGATCGCTTCTCAGGATATTCTTTAGTAAATATTTCCTAGTCAGCTTTACCGCTTCTTTTGAAACAGTCTTTTTCTCTAGTTCTGTCTGGGCAATTCCATCAAATAGCTTTAGATAATGCTCTTTGGTTATTCTTAATGTCTGTCTAACTTCGCAAGTAACTAGTAGTACATGGGCGAGATCGTAATCGTGATATTCATCGTGGACTACGCTTTTTTCGCCATCAACTATCAACATTGCAAATAGGAATCCCATTCTAATAACATCCTCACTAGCACGCTCTTGTTTTATAAAATCCATTCTAGCAGAATATATTCTGCCCCAATCCCTTGAACCGGAGGCTACATCCATCACGTCGCCGTTTAATATACGCCAGCCCTCATCTCTACGATTAAGCTTTAGGAGATAATCGGCTATTATGAATAACGCTTCCAGATAGTCTCTATCAAATATAGCATCTTTTATTTTTACTGAATCAAACATATCCTTAAAACGATGATAGTAGTCGTATGCAAACTGCGATTTCCTATAATATAAAGAAATGAGCTTATCGGTTAGCACTAGCCCGTTTCTAACAATAACTCTTTCTCTACAATTAGGACACGTCGTTGCTCTTTTAACTTCCCTACCAAAATCTGCTCCACACGCCGAACAGTGCCGCGAATCGGCTTTAGGGAATATAATCAGCATTCTCTCTTTTTCCGACATTTCCCTATCTGGCAAAGCAACGCTATTTTTCATCGTAGAGATAATTCTGTTTATTTCCCGTTGATATTCCAATATTTTATCTTCAATATGTAGATTCCTTGGTCGATTGTATTTTTTTCTTGGTTTTGGACGAAAAAGCGATCTAAAAAACATAGTCTTATTTTATATCAAAGAGTAGTGTTCATAAAGAACACCACTCTGCCAATATATTACTGCTGCCCCGCTTTATCGATCTGCTCCTTTTCGACTACCGCCTCAACTTGACGTCGTGCTAAGATAGCCGCGGTAAACTCTTCTGGCTGATCCATATATTCATCGTACGTCCATCCATATTCCTTACAGATAAGCGCAATCTGAATCATCTTTGGTACTTCGCCAGAACCGTTGCGCAGCGCGCGGTCATATTTAATTGACCACGCCTCTATTCTTTTGGGAACTCCTTGTCCTTGCCGAAGACCTCCATGACCTTATTGCTGATTGTCTCGTAGTCGTCGCCAAATTCGCTGTCCATCAGCGCTTCAAATGGCTGTTCGCGGTTGCCACAGTATTCCAGCAGCAGTTTTTCAATCAGCTTGTCGCTCGCACCCATGACATTGCCCAGGTCAACATCTACATCACCGCCGCTAGCTTCCATCTCCTTAGTGGACATGGTTTGACCTTCCAGCATCAGTCGTCGGTACATACTGCGGTCACGGTTGCGAATAAACCCGCGGATAACAGCATTACGTCCGTCTTTTAGTTCGATAAACAGTTCTCGATTACTCATTTATTTGCTCCTAATACTCGTATTTATTAACCAGTTCCGCTTCGATAGTCTTGCCGTCTGTGATATTCAGTAAGCCCTCAAAGTTGATCGTCTCAGTTGAAATGTCGCTCAGTCCGTAGCTCGGCTCACGGCTAGAAATTGCTACCTTGCTTATAGTAAACAGCAGGCTGGTTGGCGTAGTATTGCCGGCTTTATGATTCTTATCGATAAAACCAAACTGCATTGCCTGAGTTGTACCGTTCAGCATCATGCCTTTGTAGGTGTCGTCGGTGTACAGTTTCTCGATTGAGCCGCTAACCTCAAAGTCTTTGTTAAAGATTTCCTGAATGTCATCCTTAGAACTTGACGTCTGAACTGCCTCCAAGTTTTTCTTAATCTCCAGGCTAAAGCTCTTAACATCCTGGAGCTCTGGCGCTGCTGCTAGCCCGGCTGCATCGGCTGCCATTTTCAGCAGCACGTCCTTTGGAATGAATTCTGTCTCTGTTGCGTCGTATGCGATAGTAACGGTTGACGGCGTTACGTCCTTGGATTTTTTCGACATCAAGCTTACTTCAATCTTTGGATAGTCATCAGGTGTCCATGAAATCTTAAAGCTCTCAATCATAGCATACGGGAACTGCCCGCAAAACACCGATTCCTTAATGGTGATAGTCGAGCTGATGTGTGTGTTTTCGTTGTTCAGCGAGAATAAGTGTTTTTTAGCCCCCGTATCGCCAGCAACAGGCGTCGTTGCGGCTTTTTGACCAAACACCAGTGCTAGCCAGTAATACAGCCCTTTTGCCCACGTCTTACCGCCAATCGAACCCTCGCCTTTAACACTCATCACATCAACAGCGTTGTTTTTGGTGATGTTATTGTACGCTGATTCGTTAGTCTTCGTCTCTGGCGTGTCCTTAAAGCTAAAATCCAGCTGTGGATAAAAATACGTCGGCATTTTGGCGGTGCCTCTGGTTTCTTCCAGCGCCAAACCCACGGCGGTCTTTCGACCTGTTACAATCTTTTTCTCTGCCATTATTCCTCTCCCTCCTTATTTTCGGCTTTGGCTTTTTTAATTGCTTCTTCAAAGCTCCCTGCTTCGACAGACACGCCGAACTCTGGCAGATAGAATGACTGCTTCGGTGCGGATGCTGCTGGCTGATTATCTTTCTTCACGGTTAATCCCTTTCTTACGCGAAATCAGCCAATGGGCAAAAGAAAATGCGACCAAGGCTGATCGCATATACTACCCGTATTATACCATGGTGCTTACATTTATCCAACCATATCGCGAGTGCGCACCGTAAATCGTATTAAGGCTTCGTTAGTAAATACACTGCCGCCTCGCTCACTCACGACGTATTCTATTTCGGTTTGGCTGCCCAGGTCGATTATTAGTTCGTCGGATTGCTCATCCTGGAATCTCCTCAGCACAGATAAAATCGTCTCAGGTAGTAATTTATTCTTACTATCTCGCCCGCAAATCATCTTTACCAGTGCCATATGGCTTCCGCTACGTTTTGCCGTGCTATTAAAATCCCTAGTAAGGTCATATGCCACGTTGATTAACACCGTCGAGTGAGTTTCGATTGAATGCGAGGCATCATCAATGACACTCTGCCGCTCGTAACTAATAAAGCACATCGGCAAGCTTGATTTATCCACCACCATTGGATCGCCCAAATAATATTTATTCCTCAAATCTTTCGGGCCGTGCTCATTTAACAGGTTGCGCAACTTTGCTAAAATTGGGTCTTCGTATTGCATTATCTCTCTCCTTCAGCTTCTAAATAGATTTGTAATCGCTGGCGAATATACCGTGCCTGCGGTTCGGTCATGCCCCACATCTTGCGTGCTGGCATATTTTTTGTACCCATCTGATGATATTTGAAATACCGTGTCGGGTTTTTAATGACTGCTTTGTCGCTGTATATTTCCGCCTTAAAACCATCCTTCATCTTGCCCGTTTTATTCAGTATCGGCCACGGATAGTTTCGCTTACGCTTCCGCCACTGTGCGCCAAAAACTGTACCACGCTTGCCACTAAAGTTCTTGGCAATCTCATCTAGCATAAAGTTAGCCGCCTCCTGCAACGGTATCCGCAAACTGCTAGCACGTTTCCATCGATTTAACAGTATCTGGTTAAATTGCTTCAGCTCCTCGCCATCAACGGTGATAGAAACTGGTACTTTCTGCCCATCCATCTACCAGCACCGCCATTCCAGCGAATCCTCGCTACTGATATGCGGCTTTTTCTCAAATAAATCACCATCATCCCGCGCCGCAAATCCTTGAGCACTTCTTGAACAGGCCCCGCCGCAAACCGTGGCAATTAGTGTGTTCAGTTTTTCGCTTGCCAACTCCAATTTCTTATAGCCATCCTTGCTGGTATTTTCAATATCTTCATTAAATCCATAATCTCGCACCAATAGCATACCGGCAGCCATTAGCCGCTGAATGTAGCGTAATGTTGGCTTATATTCCTCAGCCCAGGCAGCCTCGCACGGAATCTTTGATATGATTTCGCTCAGGGCTTCAGCCCGCACTTTCTCGACATATTCAGGCTCTGCACTAGAACTAGCAAATCGCACCGATACTTCCTGCCCAGAAACAACCGGCTTTTCCAGCGTAATCAACGCATTGGTGGTGTCTACTTCGGTTACTTTGACTAACTTATTATCCACCAGCACTCGCACATCTTTTACGTCAATTGTATCGTCGCCGTTGACGTCAGCCAAGATATAGTCTCCTAGCGAAATTACCGAACTGCTAACATCGTTAAACTCCAGTAACTGGCGGTGATACAGTCCCGCTTCCTGTAATATATCTTTGATAGTCTGGTTTATCTCGTGATTCATATTATTTCTCCTAATCCTCAAACGAAGGCGGGCGAACCATCCCCCGCCTCAAGTCTGCCGACTAAGAACCTTTCACAGCCACGATGAACTGCATTGCTTGGTAGGCTGCGTCGTAACGACCGCGCAAGCCCCAGCTAAAGGTGTCATTCTCGAACGCCTTGTCGCTGTTCAGGTCGTTTTTCGCAACTGGTGCACCAACCTTGATGCGCTCAGCGATTGTCAACGGGCACATACCCTCTTTAGCCGCCACCAAGAATGCTGCTTTGCCAGCGATGCGCGGGTCAACAATCAGCTCGACACGCTTGTAATTGGTGTTGCTTTGTCCGTTTTCCAGCTTCTCGCGGAGCAAGATTTTCTCGGCTTCCTCGCGGTTTTCCTGACCAACAATCAAGTGAGTTGGGATTGGATTGATGAGGTCGCCGGTAGCATCTTTCATGCCAACCAACGCATCAAAAGCCTTACTAAATGTTGCGGCACTGAATGCGCCAGTAATCAAGTTGCCACGATCAGAGTGGAAGAACGGCTTGCCGTCGCTCAAGTTAGCTGTAAAGCCGACAGGAAGTGCTGCCACGGCCAACGCACCATAATGACGTCCACTCTTAGTAGTCATCACGCGGGTTTGGTTTGGAATCTGACCAAGGTCGTCATCTTCAATCTTTTCACGTTCAACGTCCAGGGTTGACTCCCACTTTCGTGGAGCGATTGTGTGTACAGTGTTGTCAGCCACGCCGTGTTTGCGCTCTGATTTGAATTCACGCATGCCAGGCACACTGTTGAGTGTCACGATGTTGTTGACTGCACCCGTCACTGTTGTGATGTCGTACAAAATACCCAACAGAGGGTCTTTGTATTCTTTTTTAGTAGTCTTGTATACCGTCTTGATGGCGGTATCAAGCTTTTGTAGCATTGCTTTTAAGTCCATCTTATCTTCCTTTCTTAGCTCAGGCGAACGCCTACAGTTTTATTGTCAATAACTTCAACAATCTGTCCGATTGCCGGCGCGGTGCCGCTAACAGTCGTTGTTACCTTATCTGATGTCGCAATAGCAACAGCCTTGCCTAAATCAGCAGCCGCTACTGCGTCGATTGCCAGCTGGAACACGCCAGTTCGATAAACTCGCACTTCATTCTTGATTAGTCCGCCGGTATTTTCCATTGCGACACCCAAGAATGGTTTTACTCCAGCTTCTGCTGCCCTAGCGTTACCGCTAGCGTCAACAGTAACTAGTTGTCCGCGATTGATCACATTGCTACCGAATGGAGCTGAAATCAAATCGCCGTCTTGTCGTAGAAATGTCATTATTGATTCTCCTTCTCACGCTTTACTTCTTTATAATCTTCTTCATTCAGTCCGAACCGCTCGATGTCTGCTTTATCGGAGTCGTCCAGCTGAACTTCATCACCATTTCCATTGCCGCCTTCACCGCCATCTTCGCTCAATAGCCGCATTGCCGGCATTGCCGCAAAGAGTTCCGATAATAACACATCAACAGATTTGGTTTTCTTGTCAGATAACTGCACCTTGGTATCTTTGGCGGCACATAGTGCCAAATAGCTCTCCTTTTGAGCCGGGACAAGCTTACCCTCAGAAAGCAGCTTCTCATATTCAGCCTCAGCCTGCTTTTCCGATAGCTCTCGCTTCTGCTTTGCCAGTTCGGCTTTTTCCCGAGCCAATTCAGCTTTCTCAGCTTCAAGCGCTTCCTGCTCATCAGACAAATCTTTCTTATCAGATAGGTTATCTCCTCCAGACTTGTCCTCGTCTTTATCTTCTGGCTCTTTAGCGTCAGCAATTTGCTGCTTTATCGCTTCCTCCTGATCTTCAGGAACTTCAACGTCTGCACCAGCGGCGACGGTTGCGGTCTTCTCCTCACCGTCTTCCTGCCACTTCACCTCGACGTCAAAATCACGGTCGTTAGTTACTTTTACCTTATTCATCCCATTCTCCTCTCTCTTGTTATTAGATGAATCACTAAGCACAATGGCTGCCTGCGACATGTCAGACAGCGCCGGCTCAAAGGCGTGCATACCTTTGAGATATGGGTCGGTCACTAGCCCTACATGTTGGAGTACCGCACCCTTGAGTGAGCCATCTTTCTTGTCTTTATACTGCAAATCCATACCCATTGACACGTTTGGAATCAGGTTTTTGTCGATTTTATCGGCAACTGCATCGTCGCGAATTTCTATCAAACCGTACAAGCCGTCTTCTCGCGCCTCCAGCTCTAACAATTCGCCAGTATTAAGGCTTGCCAGGCTTGAGCTGTCATACGGGTGTCCTAGTGGCACTGGCACGTAGTCCAAAACTTTGTCATTAAAGTTCTTCACCAGCTGATCAACTAGGTTTTTGTCAATAACCAACTTTGAATTATCCCAATCATTTGGGTCTATCCATTCTCCATAAGGACAAAGCTGCTTCCAATACCGCTTATACTCGCTCTTGCCCTCGTCGCTCAGGCGGATGTTATCTCTTGTCTTTGTCGAAACTGTAAACATATTATTTCTCCCGATACACTCCAAGAGAAATTTGCCCCAAAAGAAAATGCGACAAACTCGCTTGTCGCATATACTGGTCGTATTATATCATACTTGTGGTTAAAGCAAAACTATTTGTTTTTATGTTGCTTTTCCATCTGTTCGTCTAGGTATTCAGAATCCATTTGCCAAATAGCATGCATCCGTTGAACTGCTCGGCTCGGTTTGTAGTTTGGATCGGCGAGGCGCTTCTCAACTTCCTTGGCTGTCTTATTCAAACTAGCCATCATTTCATCAGTCAGCAAGTTCTCTGATTCATCAGCGAGGTATTTAGTGTCCTTCGTCATTTCTACATCAGCCATGATAATTCCATTATCTAATTTCTTAAGTCTTTTTACAACAAACTTCTTGCCTCTGGACAGCAGATATTCGCCCTCATTTATCATTGAGGTAACGCCATTATCTGCTAGCACTTTCTCCATATCCAAATACGGCATATCTTTTGGAGCCTTAAAAATAAATACGTATTTATTCGCATCAGATTGTTGCGCAAACTCTATTGACACATCCTGACTGGTGGATGTAGAAAGAAAATTAGGATTATCGACAATATCATTAACCGACAACTTTGATTCTAGCCCAATGCCACGATACAGTACCACATCTTTCTCCAACTTCGTCTTCCTGATCGCTTTATCCAGCTGCTTAATGTCAGCCTCAGCATACTCGTTCATCGGCTGGCGACCCAATAACGCCTGATTGATATTTATAAACCCATTGCCCTTGTAAGTTTCAACGCTCAACAGCTCCGCTTTGGTGTATTGTGCCATGTATGGGTTCTCTTCAATCAACTGTGGCTTCGGCGTTCTCTGAATCTTCTCAATGTTATGCATCTGCGTGTTGTTCGGCGGGTTTATCTCATCTTCTGGATTGTCGCTTAGTAGCCGCGTAAAGGTTGATCGGCAATTAAAATGCCGCGGTGGAATATACTCAGGGTATGCCTGCCACTCCTTCCACGTCATCACCTTGCCATCCAGCGCGCTACAACCAGGCGACGTTCGTGCATCCAGAATTGCCGAAAACTCCAATACGTCGTCATCGTCCCATACTGAATTACGTCCGGAATTGACCGCTTGTGCGATTGCGTACGACGCCGTGTCCATCAGCTTCGTCGCAAACCACGCCAGAATCAGCTTCAGAATCTCAGCGCCGTAATCAATCGGCTCATCATCCAGCACTACTCTGTTCATTACCAGGCTTTTAGCGTAATTGGTTAGGTCATCCTGCTGCTTTTCAATGATCCAGTTGATATACTCAACTGCTGCTTTGGTTAAATCATTGCCGTTCTTCGCAGCCGGCTTACCCATTTCATCGCTAGCACTGATTTTTCCAATCTGATACCCCTGCTTAAAGAATGATACCAACGTTCGGCGGTACTCCACTGGAAACACCACTGCGTCAATGTCACTCACCAGCTTTGATTTTGCGACCTCCTGGCTGACTTCCTCCGCCACAGTCTCATAAACTGGGCGGATTTGGTCTAAAAAACGTTTTTCTAGCTCCTGCCATCTGGCGTCAAGCTTCTTCAGGCTCTCGCTCGGTTCATGCTTGTGATCATCGCTCATCGTTCGCTGACCAGTCGGCGTGCCGCCAGCCTCTTTCTCCTTGCCGGCATTGCTTTCAGTATTTTCAGCCTGCTCAGTACGCCGCTGCTTAATCTTCTCCACATCAAAGCCTAGCCGCGTCGCTGTTGCGTCCTCAATCTCGCTCGCCATTGCATCAGACATGCGGTCTTTTTGAATCATCGTCGTAAAGGCGTTAAATATCGCACCAACCACTTCATTGTCCAGCTTCTCGAATGCGAAAACTGGATAGCGTGGTTCGCTAAAGTTGATATCAATCAAATCAGCGATGATGTATTGGTTAATGTGAGCCGCCAGCTTATTCATGACGGATTCTAGGCTCATACGGAACATCTTTGCTTGCGTATCGCTTAATGCAAAGCTGCCGGTTGAGCTCGTCCCCTGCGAACCCAGCAGCATAAAGTTAGCCAGGAACACTCTTGCCATCTCAGAGTTCTGCCGCTCAATCGATTGGTGCGGATCGCGTCCCTCAGAGTTCAGTACCTCAAGTTCGTAATTTGGCGGCAAAGTCGCCGTTGAATTGACCTTGCCTAAACGACTTAATACATTCAATACTTTCGACATTACTTTGTCATCAGCTTTTGCAAGCGTGTCGCCAGTATTTTTCAATACCTTTGGCTTAATAGCGTCATTTTGCAAAGCAATGCTATCCAGGTATTCCAACTTCCATTTCTTGTCGTAGTTTCGCCAAAGTGCCGTAAATATTGAACGTCCGTAATACTGATCGTATCGTTTGCCTGGTGTGAATAGGAACGTTTTGTAAGCTGGAATATCCACCGTCGAACCGTCTTCTTGCGTTTGCTTAATCCCTTGATAGCCTTCCTTCAAATCGCTCTGAATCTCTACACTCCTCGAATCGCGTAGCGCCAGCTTCTTCAGCTCGTAGCGGTTATTGTTTAGTCGATACACTTTCTCCCACACCTGAAAGCCGTCAACTAGCGCCATCATTGATTGGTCGAGAAACAAATCAAACGGCGTTTCAATACCACCTTTATAGCTCTCACTCAGTAAGTTGTTTCGCACGAACTCTGCTTGTATTCTCGCCTCAGTGCTCTCGTCGGCAGACTTAATGTCGTACTCGCTTGCCAAAATCGGCATGGTCAGAATATTGAATAGCGCCTCGACAGTGCCATCGCGCAGCATATCGCGGTAATCAGTGATTTTCCTCGGGCGGTTTAGCTTTATTCTCTCAGCTTCATAGTCTGTAAATACACCAGTACCAGCACTACCAATCTCGCGTAGTCGGCTGCCTGTATTTTTATCGTTATTCTTACCGCTCAAGTTTACCAGCTTCATAATTTCTCCATATAAAATACGACGCCTTTCGCGCGTCGTATATACTTACCCTGATTATATCATACTTATACTTAATCCGACCATTCATCGTCATCTAGCTCGTCGTAATAATCACCAGCGGTCTGAAAGTCTTTACTTGACACCTGATTCACTCCCTCCACCAACAATAACCGCACCGCGTAAACCACCATATCCACCATATCATCATGCGTGCCCTTCGGAAATTCAATCAACTGCTCGCGTAACGCCTGTCCATTCTGAATGTCTTTCACAATGTATATCCTGCCAGCCTCAAAGAATCGGCTAACGGCCAGCAGTCGCCGCACCTTGTCTTTATCGGGCTTCAAGCCAATAACAGGCAATCCTGCCAGCAAATCCCGAAACACCAGCCCCAGCGCGCCCTCCTCTATACCAATCACCTGCGGTTCGTATATCTCATCAAGCTCTCTAACCGTATTAGCAGTTACACTCGGCGAGGTTCGTTGGTTGCGTATCGCACGTATGTAGACATTGCCGTCGGTGTACAGGTCAGCGACGCCCATAGCAGTTGGGTCGGCCGTCTGGCGTTCACTAGCAGCGGGGTCGATCGTCAAAACTCTAGCTATCCTTGAGTGTTCGTCTGGTACTTGACTTGGCTCGCATTCCTTAATCCAATCAGGCTTGATGATAGCGTCCTCTTCGCTGAACGGCTTGTGCTGATATTCCTGTGCAAAAGCAATGCTGCCAACGAACTCCTGATCGCTCGGGTCATCTCGCATAGCTCGTAGTTTTTCCAGGCTGCGGTGCTCTGGCCACAAAGCCCGCTCTGTGCCGTCCTCGTCAGTCGTGATCGCATAGAACGTTCTAGTCTCCCAGCTCTTGAACACATCTTGCTGCTTCATCACCTTATTTACGAGGCTGTCAAAGTGAAGAATTGTGCCGATGATGACAGCTCGCCCGCCCCTCGCCAGTGCTGGTATCGCAGCCTTAGTAAACCAATGATACAGCTTCTGGCGTTGCTCGGCGCTCTTGATATTTTCGTCGTTCTCAATGTCGTCAAATATCATCAGCGTCGGTCGGGTGTGCCGGTGGCGAATACCACGGA